AAAAGACCGTCCGTTTGACTGGGAAAGACGACGGCCCCGGTGGTCGGCGATACCGTATAGAGCTGCACCCATCCTTTCGCAGCGCCCAAGTAAAAGCGCACCAGCCACGGGTCATCGCCATCAAAGACCCAGACCTGACCAACCAGCGGCGACGGCGGCGCGGTCGGTCCTTTTGAACACGAACCCAGGGCCTCAAAAATCGCATTTACTTGGCCGCGCACAGCAGCCCCGCTCCCGCCAGTGGTCGCCAAAACAGCTTGCGCCATCGTCTAATACCCCTTTGCTAGATAGTCGAACTGCCGCGCGACCGGCACGCCCGAGCCATTAAAAAAGGCGACCCGAAAGCCGCCCTGATGCCGATCTGTGATCTCCCACCAGTCGCCACTGGCTAAGGTGTCCCCGGTGATCGCCAGGGCCTTGAGGACATGAAAAGCCCTCGGGAACCGGACCTCTACGCCACCCACAGGGCAGTGGAGGTCTGTCTCGCCTGCGATCTTGTCCGCCATGTCGACGGTCAAAGCGACCTGCTGGACCAGCGGCGTGACCTCCGGCTTGGTCGTGCTGAGGACCAAGCGCGCCTTGACTGCGCGGGCGGCATAGTCGCCGACCACCAGCGACGACCAGTCCGACCACAGGCCCAAGGCCGGATCGCTATCGCTGGTCGCAATCTGCACCACCACCGTATAGGCGCTATGGTCGACGCCGTCCCAGTCGGTCCTGCTGTCAACATCGGGCCAAATATCCATGTCGTCGGCGACATCCAGACCCTTGACGGACAGCGATCCGCTCACCCGTGCCGAGGCCACTTCGCCCAGGTCGATTACCTGCGGCAGATCATAGGTGCCTCGCAGGGCCAGCCCGGTCGGACCATAGTCCACGGTGACCACCGAATCCCAATCGGGCCAGTCATCGACCTCAAGCGCGGTATCGAGGCGGACCCCATCAGGGGTGATCACGATCTGGTGGCCTGACCCGCCAAAGGAGCCGATTTCTTCGACCACTTCCTCGACGACGTTCACCGCCATCAAGTCGGGAACCGTGGTCACCACCTGCGCCGCCGTCACCGATTCCCCACCCCACCGGTCGAAACCCTTAATCAGGTAGGTGCCAGAGCGTGCCGGAACCTCCACTGCCGAGGCCGGATAGGCGATGGCACCCGACACGTCCACCGCCGCCCCCCAGACGGCAGGGGCTGTGCTTTCCGACGACCAGCGCACCCGCCACGTATCGGCCACCGTCTGCGCGGTGACCTCCCACGTCAGGCGCATGCGGTCCCCAAGCACGGTTCCGGCGAAGCCTTCCACGTCGGTCGGCACCGCCTCAGCAGAGGCTACGGACACGAAACCTTGCGCGGCCTGCGCGAGCGGCAGACGCGCGCCCGAGGTGCCAACCGCGACCACCGCATAGGTGATCACCTCGCCGCGCTGCGCATTCTCGAATACCCAGTCTTGCCGCGTGGTAAGCCCCTGCGACACCCACAGCCCGCCGATCTTGCGATAGACCTCATAAGCCCCCACCCCCCGCCAGGATAGCCCCACACTGTACGTATAGCGGCCCCCCACGGCCACGGCCTTGACCTGTGCCGTCAGGGCATCGACTGGCCCCGGCGTCACAGAGGCCCGCTTAGTGATCCGCGCTTCATACGGCGGGATCGCTCCCTGGTCGGCCAGATGAACCGCCGGCGCTTCATCAACCAACACCACCCGCGCCGACAAGTCGGCGCCCGGCCAAATCTCTTTCACTATACAGCGGACGGTTTCCCGCCCCGCCTCGCCGACGATGCAAAGATCGCCCACGGCGGGGGCAGAATCCTCCGCCACCGGATCGACGAAAAGAACCGTGTCCGTCTCGGCATCTTGCACAGGTGCGCGCAGCGGCAACCAACTCAGCCCGCCTTGACTGTTCCGATGGCGCAGGCGCAGGGCCGCCCCGGCGGCAAGCGACAGGGTTTCATCCAGCACCACCCCCACCACACCGCGTTCGTCGGTCAAGGTGCGGATCACCGCCCCGGTTAATCCGCCTTGCATGGGCACGTCATGGACCAGCTCGACGAGGTCGCCACGCTGAAAAATTAGATTTTCCACGTCCATTTGAATTTCGTGGGTCTCAGGCCGCAGCTGCATCTGAGCCAAGGCATAGCGACCAGCCCGCCAAGCCTGATCCCGGCGGGTGCAGCCGCGAACCTCCAAATCCTCGAACTTGGTTGCGGTGGCAGCGCTATAGCCATCCGCATAGACCACCACTTCGGCCTGCTCCCATCCGTCTTCTGGGCTGATGTACTTCACCCGTAGACCATGGGGGATATCGACAAAAACGCGCTTACCTTTATAGCCCCAGCTATTGCGCGGAGTGATCACCGCGCGCGGCACCGTCTGCGGCACGTCCCGCACCACGCCTATCTTGCCCTCGACGCGGCCAATGGTGGCGCGGCCACAGGCCGCAATATCAGTGAGCAACGCGCGGGTGGTGGTCTCATAATCCACCACCAGATCGCAGGTCATGGCTGGGGCGTCAACATCCCCGATCACCCCATCGGGTAAGCTGCTTTGCGCCGCCGGGGCATCGGTGGCCGCCGCCCAAGCCAGCAGCCCGTCAAGGTCAAGGCCGCTATCATCGACCGTTGTTAACGCTTCCTCACCGCGCAGCACTTGGGCATAGTTCCAGGCCGGGGTGCGGCATTCACGCTCGACCCACTCGGTGCCCGTCCATACGGGCAAGATTGAGGTGGCGATCAGGTTGAGATCGCTGATTGCCCCGCTCAGTTGGTCGGTCGCCTTGATGCAAAGCTCAATAATCGTATGCGTTTCCTCAAATGCAATGGGCGGGGTAAAGGTCGTACTGACCACCCCTGTGATCGAACAGGCATCGCGAATGCGGTCGCTGCCCGAATCTGGCGTCTTACGGGTCAGATGAATTTCCCACTGCCCCCGCTCAGGGGGGCGCACGATGATCGCGCGGCGCACCAGCTGCGCGGAGCTATCCCCGAAAATGAAGTCGGGGCTCGCCGCCAGATAGGCGACCTTGGGCTCGGGCAAAGCCGCCGCCATCGCCGCGTTGGGCGGGATCAGCGCCGTTTCACCGTCGTTCGTCCAAACGGTTTGCTTATCCAACGTGAGCCGCATCTGCAAGCGCTTGCCCCGCTGCGCAGCGGCGCGGAAGGTTTCCACATAAGACCCAGCATCCACCGGAGAAAAGGCCCCGTTCACAGTGACCGTCTTGGTCACCACCTTTTGCCATGCGCTTTCCCCCGGTGCGTTGACTTCCAGGGTAAAGGTCACCGTGTGAATCTGCGCCGACCCCCGCCAGCGCGAGGGGATGGTGATTTTGATATCTGCCGCGTCGGCCACCGCCGAAGACGTGATATAGGTCGCATACCACGCCCCATTGGGCACCACCAGCGGCTCTAAGGCCACCGAGGAAGTCCCGCCCCCGATATCTAACACCGGGGTTAGCGGATCATCCGACCCGGCAGCGCGAAAGGCCGCCTCGATGGTCACTTCCTGGTAGGCCTGCCCCCCTTGGTCTGTAAACCGGGTTAACCCCTGAAAGGCCAGATCAACCCGCACCTCATCGGCGTCAGGGGCCGAGGTCACCACCACCGTGCCCCCCTCGGCGGTCAGGCCCCGGTTCAAGTTGCTGACTGACGTGTCATTGCGATAGATCTTTAGGGGGTCGCCCGCCTTCCACCGCTGATGCACGCAAAGGTCGACCCCGGCGTACTCGCCTATCGGGGTGTCGCCGAGCCTAATGTCTTCGACTGCCAGCGGGCCATAGCCGCAGTCGAAAAGGCAGTAAAGGTATTGGTCGCGACCGACCGTCTCGGTATAGGCCTCGGCGCAGTAAAGGGGCGTGATCCGGTGCCGCCCATAGACACGCGGAACCACCCCATAGGGGTTTGCGCGGTTCCCCCCGCCACTGATTGAGAGTGTCGCGGATTCCCCCGCCGACCCTGCCGCGCCCGATAGCATGTTCATCGACTGCGAAGACGGCGGGATCAACGCGCTAACCGCCATCATCCCCACCATGGATATACCCATGCCAATCAAGGGCGTGGCCACCGACATGAAGCTCGCCGACGCCATAAAGCCCGAGCTCATCAGCCCGAGCGGCGCCGAAAAGGCCGTCCCCGCCCCAACCGCCTGCGCCAGCCCCGCCGCCAGATAGGGCGCGACCGTCATGGACGCGACCATCACGGCAAGACTTAAAACCGTGGCCAACGGGTTTTTTCCGCCGCCCCCACCACCGCCAGTTAGGCGCACGGTGATCAAAACCCGCGAACCAGCCTTGGGCCAAATGCGGCCCCACCAGTCGACGGGCACCACCTGGTCGCCGATCATCACCACAGCCAGCGGGCGCAACGCCTCCGGCAGGGCAGCGGCGACCAGCTCCCGCAGGGTCATCCCCTCGCAGACCACCACCGCCCGCGCCCCGGGTTCAAAGGCGCGATCTTTGACCGCGATCCTCAGTTCCCGACCCATCGAAAGACCCCCCGCACCGTCCGGCGCCATCGCGCGCCTTGATAGCTTTCCACCACCGCCCCCATGGTGCGGTCGCAATGGAGCATCTGCCCCTCACAAAGCACCACCCCCACATGCGCCGGATGCCCCAACACCGCCATCAGCACACAGTCCCCGGCGCGGTGATCCCCATCGGCAACCGCCACCCAGTGCGCCGCCTGTTCCTGCGCCGAAATGGCCCCCAGCACCTCGCGCTGGCTCACAGCCTGATAGCCGCCATCCAGCGACGGCGGGCAAAAGCCGAACTGCTCCGCCCACACCAGACGGGCCAACCCCCAGCAATCCGCGCCATCGCGCGTCCGCCCTCGATCCACAAACGGAACCCCAATGTAATCGGCAGCCCAAGCCGGAAGCGCGCTCATGAGAACAGCCCAGGCGCACGCGCCGGTGTGTATTTCCCCGCCGGAAACTTGCGTTCAAAGGGATCTTCCCAAGCTAAGACCCCGGTCACGGTCGACACATCAAAGTCAACGTCGCGCAGCACCAAATCGGAGACTTCCAGCTGCACATCATCCGGCGCCGACGCTAGAACAACCTGCACCGTGACACGCGGCGGCGAGGTCAGCGGGCGCAAGGCCTCAATGATGACCCGGTCTACGTTGTCGATGGATAGCTGCGCCTGCGGGGTCTGGTCCGCCACATCCCCCGGCAAGACAAACTCGAACGGATAGGCGACGTACTCGGCGCCATTGCTCATGATATCCTCGGTATTCGCCACCACCCGAATGGGCGTGTCTAGTGATGGGTGGCCAAGCGTCAGCAAGACCAGAAAGACCTCGTCAGTCTCTCTGGCCAGCGCCGCAGCAATGGCCCCTGCGGTTAGATATCGCGCCACAGCGCCCCCCTAAATGGTCTGAAATGACAGAGTGATTTCCCAGACACCCCCGCCAAGATCGGCATAAGCCGGAGGGTCTTTAAACAGCACCAACACCGGCGCACTGGTGCGCGGATGCAGAAACTCAAAGCTCTTTGCGCCAGCGGCGCATGGCCCATAAAAAAAGGCGTCAAGTGTCTCCACCTGCGCCTCTGTCATAATCATCACCCCGGTAAAAACCCGCAGCGCCCGTGTAAAGCGGCGTCGCCTCTTGGGTGGGCCTTTTGACACATCGCTTTGCACGATAGAGGTCTGGGGCTGCTCTTGCAGGCCGCGCGTCAAAAACCGCTGCGGCAGCGTGGCAGGCCAAATAGTATCCGCCATTTTAAACCCCCTTCGGCGACATGCCGAAACGCCGCCCGGCACTCCGTGAAATCGGCCCACCGGCGTTAAAGTCCCGCACAACGGTGTCTTTGATCATCACCTCGATAACCTCCAGGCCACCGGATGATGAGCGCGACACCTGCGCCGGGGCACTATCCCCCCGCCGTTGGTCAATCACATTCACCACCGTGCCACCCCCACCGCCAACGGCCCCGCGCAACTCGACGGGGATCCGCCCCGATGGCACAGGGACAAAGGCCTCGGGCACCGACGTTTCACCGAACAGCGCCAACTGCGGAGACCGCGCAATCCCCCCACCCGCATACTTGCGCAGGGGAACCGGCCCGCTGCCGGTCATGATCCCGCCATCGGCAAAGGCAAACATGCTGCCAAATGTCGGCGCGGCCTGCGCAGCCACCTGCCCGAACAGCTGCTGGCCGATCATATTTTTGAGCGGATTCATTACCGCAAGCTTGAGCATCCAACTCGCCAAGTCGGCGAGAACCGCACTCCCCGCCTGACGCAACCCGTAAAACGCGCCCTTTCCATCCTCCATTGCCTGAACGATAGACGACCCAATGGTATCGAACGCGCCTTCGCCGAAATCCTTTAGCTCTTGCAAGTCTTTATTATGGCTGTCCAGCTCTCGCTTAGCCTCAACAAGCGCCCGGTTGTAGGTTTCGGTGCTGATTGCTCCAGCCTCTTGCAGCTCGCTAATAGTCTTTAGTTGGTCGGCATACTTCTCACTTGCCGTTCTCAGGCCATCTTTTAACTTTTTGCCTTTGTCGTAGTATTCCGCTTCTTTGTCCAAGAACTGTGTCAGCTCGTCGCGGGCTTCTTTCTCGTCATAGAGGGCGTCGACCACCTCGCGGATCTTGACCGCCTGCGCAGACGATGCCTCCACCCCGGCTTGCTTGAGAGCGGTGTAATAGGTCTGCTCACGGTTCGACCGGCCCAACTGGTCGCGCTCGAGTTTCAGGTTTTCGATAACGGTCTTGAGTTTCTTCGCCGCCTTCTCATCGACATCAGCGGCAGGCACCGCCCGCTGCATCGGTTGGCCTAGCCCGATCCGCTCTTTCTGCTGTTGGCTGGCGGTCCCCATGATGGCGGCCATGCGCGCTTCGATATCGCGCAGATCGTCGCTCAGCTGTTGAACCGCTGACAGCTTGGAAAACTCGTCATTGACCGCCCGCGCGGCATCCGGCGAAAGCGCTTTGATCTCCTCTAGGGCGGCGATGTATTTTTCCAGTGCGTCGGGCTCGCCAGCCGCAACCATCTGCTTATAGGCCGTGCCAGCCTCATAAACCGCCCGCGCCGCCTCAGCGCCATAGGAAATGGTTTGCCCCGTGAGCCCCCAAGTACTGCTGTTGCCCGCCTCTCGCAGCGCATCGGCAAGCGCCATTTCCTTTGCCGCCGCAGCTTCCTCCAGCCGTGCTAAGGTCAAGGTCTTAATCTCTTTGGTCATCTCCTTCAGGTCGCCGGTGCTGAGGTCAACACTCTTGTCAAACTCGGCGATGGCATCCCGGTGCAGATCTGCTGCCTTGGCCGCGTCATCCTGGGCGGTGGCGAGGAAATAGGTTGCGGTGGCTGCTGCCGTAATGGCCAGCCCAATCGGCCCGCCAAAAAACGCCATCACCGCATTCAGGCCCTTGCCCGCGACAGCGGCAGCGCGGGCGGCAATAGTTGTTTTCCCCAGCGCGCCAGCATGCGCCTGCTCTGCCTTTTCGGCTTTCTGAGTGGCCGTGGTTAGCACCCCAGTTGCCGACGTGAGTGCAGAGGCATTTGTACGCAAAGCCCGCTCTGTCAAAATCAAGGCCTTGGTCGCGCTGTTCCTCTCCCGTACTGCAGCGTTGTAGCCCTCTGTCCGCCCCGTTGCGTCGCGAATTCCTGCCTGAAGCCGAACCTGCTCGGCAGCCAGCGCTCTTTGCTGCGCAAGCCTTGCCGCATTCACAGTCAACGATTCTTTCTCTGCAGCTAGATGAGCCACTCTTTGAGCTGCCGCTTCTTTTTCCGCCTGTGCAGCCATAAGCGTTGCTGTTGCGCGCCCCATGATCGCGCGTGAACCTGTCGTAGAGACAGCCCCATATCTGCCCTCTGTCGCAATATTCATCAGCAACGCACGCGAATACTGCGTCATCGCACTAACAGAAGACAGCACTGCCGGAGTCACGCGGCCAATCAACACAGCCCCAACCAATGCACTCACATCGATCAGAACGTCAAAATTATCGCTAGCCCACTTAACCCCTTCGGCGAGCATTCTTAAAACCCCGGCCATAGCTGTTACAGCCCCGGCCTCACCGATGGTGACAAAAAGGGCATCTAAATCATCCTTTAGATTGCTAACTTGCCCACCAAGACCTTCCATCCGCTTGGCCATTGCCCCACCAAAGTTGACCTGCGCCAGTCTCAGCAGATGTTCCTCAATCGCGGCAGCTTCTTTTTTGATGGTGGTGCTAACCCCCTTAAACGTAATCGTCACTTTCTCGTTTTCAGACGACGCCTTAATGCCAAATTCTTTAAGCCGCTCAAACTCTCCGGTGGACGCATCCGCGACCGCCTCGACCCAATCCATGATACCCTTACCCGGCATCGACGCGGCAATATCCCCCCAAGCGGTCATCGACTCCGCCGAGGTGTCGAGGCCCAGGTTTTTCAGTTTCAGAAAAGCGGTGGTCACCTCTTGCAACGAATAGGGCGTTTCCCGAGCCAGCACCTTGATCTGCTCAAAGGCAACACGCGCCTTATCCGCGCTACCCATCGCTGTCTCTAAACCGGCCCGCAAATCCTGGAACGACTTGTTGACCTCATAGACCTGTGACCCAACGCGCTCTAATCCAATCGCCGAGACCAGTCCGATGGCCCCGGCCTTAATGCCTGAAAAGCTATCGTCTAACGCCCGAACATCGCGTTGCATCGCCGCCGTCGAGGCCTGCACCTGCCGCTCAGCATTTCGCAGACCCGTTCTAAGCTGCGCGACGTTGGCCTCAAGGCGGATCAACAGGCGGTGCTGGTCACTGCTCATTGCATCGACCCCATAGATTCACCTCATAATTGACTCTGGCGCGCCGGGCATTGCATCCTCGCGCCCTCACGTCATGAAAAAGGAATTTTCCGATGGCCATGAAAATCCGCGTCGTCTCTTTGTCAGAGCCTACGCCAGACGTTGACTTCGGGCTGGTCGTGCTCGAAGTCGCCGACGGCGATAGCGCCACGTCCGGGTCGCACTTCACCTTTGCCTATGACCGCCGCGTCCCCGTCGAGCACTACATTCCCCTATCGAAACACCGCCTCGTCAGTCAGCTCAAATACATGCTATTGGCCGCTGAAAAGGCCGCACCCAGCGAGGCCGAACTCGCCCTCATGCGGCTTTGATCTAGCCGCCGAAGGCTTCCCGCAGTTCGCGGGTCTTTCGCCGTCGCTCTTCTCGTTTGGTGTATCCTGGCACGTTGACCGTTGCCCACTGCTCGCATGCGGCAAAGAATTCATGCGGCGTTGCCTCCCAAAACACCGCAGGCGACCAGCCGAACGAAACGGTCGCTATGCCGAGAAAGCGCCGGAAGGGATACCCCCCGGCGCTGGTGCCTCCCCCTGGTCGCCAGCGTCCTCGTCGCTAGAATCCAGCCCGCCGGTTAACCCCCACACAAGGAACTTTCCCACCAAGGGGGTCACTGCCAACACACCACCGGAGTGAATCACCAGTTCACCAATCTGGGCCCGCTCTTCAGTGGTGGCCCGCCCTTCCATCCCTTCTGCAATGACGGCAACCGTATCGGACAAGCCGAGCGCCGCTGATAGGGCTTCCGCGCAGAGAACCTGCAACGTTTTCCCGGTCGCACTTTCGCACCGCGCCAGCGCCGCGAAAGTGGGGACAAGGACCAGTTCACGGCCTTGCAGCGGGATCCGCACCTCGCCCCGGTAAGCATTCGACGCCATTAGGGAAGCCCAACCAGGGCGGCGGTCGGGGTTAAGGTCATTGAGTATTTCCCCGCATCCGTTGCCGACCCATTGACCGAAAACGAGGTCACAGAAAAGACCCCTTGGAAGCCGGTTCCCGCCACGTCAAAGACGATCTTGCAGTCGTGGGTTCCCCCAGTAACCCAGGCCGTTTGCAACGCATCGAAATTCGGGCGGGCTCCGGCGGGCTTGAGGTTGCCCGACACCGAGACAGTGCCTGACCGCGTGGTGCCCATGCCGGTTTTCCAACCGTCAGAGGTCTTATCGGTGGTGTCCGCCAGATCGCTCGACCCCTCAAAGCCGGTATCCACCTGCCCTTCCAGAGCCACCCAGGCGGTCGCATCGGCAGCGGTGTCGCCCACCAAAAGCAAGCAGGCCAATCCTTTTTCTGTCGACATAGCGCGCTATCTCCTTAAACGCTGATGCTGATTTTGTAGGTACTCACGACCTGATGGGCTTTGCTCAGGTCTTCGATCACCGCCGTATGGGTGATCTGCACATCGCTGACCGTCACCCCAAGCGGGGAAAGCGCGTTCCGGTGCAGGGCCTTCTCAATGGCAAAGGCTATCGCTTGCGCCGGCGCACGGGTCTGCGCTTTGTCCCAAACATGGATGCCCAGCCGAATGTCTAACGCCCGTTCGGTTTTGTCGTCTTCGTGATCCCAAGACGCCGCCCCCATCGACACATAGGGGAACCGGGTGCAATCAGCCGCCCACCGATCAAAGACCGGCACCGGGGCAACCGTGTCCACGACCACCGCATAGACCGCTGCCTGTACCGCGCTGATAGGATCCATCAGCCCACCTTCCACAGCAGGCGCTTTAACGCGGCATCAAGGCGCGCCTGAATCTGAGGCCGTGCAGCCTCATAGCCAGGCTCAACAAACGGCTGCGGCGGGCGCGCAGGCACCGCATGAGTTCCATAATGGTTCTGACCACTCGATATTCGGTTATAGACTTTTTTCCACTCTTTATTTCTCCCCTTGACCCAGCGGTCGGGGGTGTAACCGCGCGTGCCATACTCAGTGAACTTTGCCCGCCAGCCTGCAAGACGCCACTTTTTCTTACCCAGCTTCGGGCTATAGCCCACTTCCAACTCTAAGCGCTTTGGGCGATCTTTTCGCGCCAAGCTATGGGCAAGATCGCCGCTATCGACAGGCACACGCTTTAGGATCTCAGCCTCAATAATGTCCCCTGCCTCCTTAATCTCGCCCTGCATCTCTTGGGTTACTTCCGCATCCAAGCTCCCCAGCAAACGCCGCAGGCTGTGGGAAATCGTCACCTCAGAAGACATTACCCTTCCTCCCATACAAGCGCCGTCAAGCGCCGCCAGGCAGCCCGCCCGGCGCACGGCGCAGTCTCGATGTGCAAGTCCAGATCACCCCACTGTACGCGGTCACCAGCGGACAAGGCCGCACCGCGCCCCATGTTCCGAACTGTCACCAGGTACCGTTGCTTAACGATTTCCTGATCGCCGATGATTTCCTCACGCCCATTCTCGGGCGTGACCTGAGCCGGGATCGCGGCGCCATAGGCCACGGTTTCGTCCATGCCCCCCAAACCATCAGGGACGCTGGTCGCTTCCACCCGGCGGATCAGCTGATCCAATTTCCCCGCGTCCATCAGCCAAAGCTCTGCACGCGATAGGGCGCGAGCAGCGCGTCAACCGCAAAAGGAATTTCGGTCACGATATTTCCAATATTGACCGCCGAACGGGTGTCATACCAATGGCCAATCAACAACAGAATCGCCTGCTTAAGTGGCGCAGGCACCGCTGCCCCGCCACCATACCCAGCGGTAAAGGTGACCTGCGCCCCGGCCTCGCCATACGCACGAGGCCACCGCGCCCCCCAGGCCGGGTAAAGCATCGGCCCGGTTAGCGTCCAATCCTCTACAGGCAAGGGCTGCATCACCCCGTCGCTATCCCGAACAGTCACCGCCGTGACCTCTGCCACCGGAACCAACGGCAGGCAAAGCCCACCGCTGACCGGCAAGTGATCCAGCGCCCACACCCAGGTTTGGGTACACAAACACCGCCCCAAAATCCCCGCAGCCCCATCCAGATACTGGGTCGCAGCTGCGATCAGGGCGCTAACCGTCGCGTCATCATCCCCCTCCGCCACCCGCAAATGGGCGCAGGCTTCGGCAAGGGATAACGGCTGTTCGGTGGGCGGGGATACCAGGGTTAGTGTCATGGTACCCCCCTACCCAACCGACTTTGCCGAGGGGGCCGTCTTTTTGTCCACGTCGGTGATTTCGACCGCAGCCTTTGTATTGATCAGGGCTTTTGCAACCTCATCCGGCAACCCGGCGATTTCGCCCGCGTTGTAGATTGTCCCCGCCCGCGTCGGCTTCAGAAACTTCACGATTATCATGGCTCAATCCTCAGAGCATTGATGTCAAAAAACCTGGTAAAGGGGCGACTTACGCTCCCCAGGTCACCGCCTGCATCACCGCAACGGCCAAGTCATAGCGCAGGGCAAGGTCATGTTCCTGGATAACCCGGATCAGCGTTTCATCGCGCGAGAAGGCAGACTGCATTTGCGTCCCATCGTGATAGGCCGCAACATCGCTCGCCGCGATGGTCACCCGGTAAGTGTCCCCAATCGCCACCTGGGCAAAATCCGCAAAGTAGATTTCGCTTTCGTTGCCGCCAACACCCAGGGTGTCGGGCACAGAGGTGGTCATCGCATAGGGATAGTTGCCGATCTTGCCCTGGGCCATTTCGGGGTAAACCTTCACCCCATTGCTGTTCAGCAACGACGATAGGAACAGTTCCAGGCGCGGGCTAATCACGTACCCCGGCGCCGTCATCGGGATGTTATTCGCGGCCAGCAGGTAAGGCATCTTGTTGATGGCGTTGACCACATCTTGGACAGTCGGCGCCGCAGGGGCGGGGAACTTGTTCGCCGGTTGCGCCAAATTCAGAATACCGGTTGGGGCCAGCGCGCTACCAACGCCCCGCAGGAACTGCTGGTCTTCACTGACCGCCATCGTTTCTTGCAAGTCATCGCGAACCAAAGCATCAACCGCAGCCGACGCATGGCGCAACAGGCCGTTCGAAATCGGCACCAAAGAGGCCAACCGCTTAGCAGACATCGTCATCGAACCGACAGTCATGCCCGAGGTGGCGATATTATCCCCTTCCCCGATGTAAGAGGCGCTGCTGTTTCCAGTCTTTTTCCGCGTGGTCAGGTTGCCGTCAGGCATCGGGATCGACCGCCCGCCCAGACGACGCACCACCACCTTGGGGCGCAGCAAGTTAATGAAATCGGTCGAGTAAGCGGTATCGACCAAAAAGCCCCCCTTGGTATCGGTCGACTCTTCCATCCCCGCCACAATGGCCGCCGCTGACGTGCCCCAGGTCTTTTCTGCGTAGTCCGACGCCCGCCGCTTGTCCATATCACCATGAATCAATGCCTGCGTAATCCGCGAGAACTGAATACCCGGTTCCAACGGGGCGGCCACTTGGGCGGGAACACTCGCCCCACCGCTGTTCAGGCCGCGCGCCTGCGATGGAGCCGGAACACTGGCAGCAGCCCGCCGATTTTGCAGGTCTTCCTCTTGAGCGATCTGGGCCGCCAGCTTGTCATCATCACTGGCCAAGCCGGTGTAGGTGGCTTGTTCGGCATCGGTGAAATCGCGGCCTTCATCGTCAACCAAAGCGACCAGAGCCGCCATTTTGTCCAGTCCGGCAGCCCGCGCAGCCTTTAGTTTTTTAAGACGGTTGCTCATAGCATTTAGTCCTGTCTGTTAGGCGCCACGACGGCGCAGGTCGAGAGATGCCGCCGCAGCGCGGCGGCGGGGGGCAGGCCGATGAATCACAGCGTCACTCAGCCGGGATAACGTCGCGGTCAGTGTGTCAACCCGGTCAGCCATGCCAGCCTGCACAGCAGACGCTCCAACCCGCTCCCCACCGGCACCAAAATCAGTGCGCACAGTCGTCACCGAAACGCCGCGCCCCGCAGCCACAGCCGAGAGGAAAGTCGCCTCAATGGCGTCGAGGGTCGCGCGCACAACCGCTTTACCTTCGTCTGTTGATAGGTCAGGCCGTTTATTCACCGCGTTGCTGCTGGTGATCGTGACCTCACGCCGACCGTTGGCATCGGCAGTTTCCTGGTAGGAACCAGAGGTCACCACCCCAACCGATCCGACCATTCCAGTCGGATCAATGACGATTTCCCCGGCCTGACTGGCAATCCAGTAAGCCGCCGAACACCCCAAACCGCTGACATGAGCCACAACGGATTTCGTGCTGCTTGCGATCATCTGCGCAAACTCATGGACGCTGGTCACCATCCCGCCGGGGCTATCGACCACCAACAGAACGGTGCGCACCGCCTCCATGCTTTGAATGGCCCGCAGGTCAGCCGCCAGAACATCCAGTGACGTGGCGCCGGATAGTTCGGTCAGCAGACTGGCGCGCGGGAAAATTGGCCCCATCAGGGGCAAGCAGGCCACGCCATTGCGGACTGTTGCCTTGCGGGTTCCTTCCAGACGGCTCCCCATTGCAGCCAAAGCCGCCGGGTACCGATCCTGATGTCCATCCTGCGCGATCTCGGCGACAAGGGCGTTACCGACCGCCCGTTCGGCGATGCTTTCAATGGCGCCCAGCCAAGTAGGATCTATCGCCCACGGCTGTGACCGTATGGCTTGCAATACCCGGTGCGGCATCTCTTGTTCCTTAGCTCTGGTCTTGAGACTCACCAGCGCGGTTAAAGTTGGCGGGCCACAAATAAGCCCCACCAGAAACCCCGCCGATCTCGTTAAGATTTTCGCGACTACGGATTTCATCGGCGTTCAAGACGCCAATTTCGCGCGCTGCTTTGTAGGCCGCCCATCGCGCAGCCACATCGCCCTTGAGCAGGGCATCGGTCAGAAACTCAAAGTAAAAGCCGTCATCCGCAAAGGACTTGGTCGCCGACTGGGCGACCCGTTCGTAATGCGGCCCCATGTGATAAATGATGAATTCAAGCGACTGCTGCTCGATGTTCGAAAAGGTCGCCTTGGACAATTCGAACAGCAGGTGCGGGGGGATCCCAAACAGGCGCGCAACATCAAAAACGTTAAAGGTGCGCGTTTCGATCATCTGCGATTTTTCGTTATCGGTCGCCAGCTGCTGGAGTTTAAGCCCCCCATCTAGCACCGCCGTATCATGGGCATTCGCAACGCCAGCCTGTCGAGCCTTCCAATCTGCCTTAATTTGGGCCTTCGCCTCGGGCGAGATTTTTTGATCCGACTGCAGAACCGTCGGAACGACTGCGCCATTAGCAAAGAAACGGTTCGCGTATTCCTGAGTTGCCAAAGCGCCGCCCAGGGACTCACGCATAGCAGTCATGCCGTGCAACCCGGCCACGCCATCGCGGCTAAACCCTGGCACATACCAAACCTCGGACGCATCGAACCGCCCACGATCCCCATCGGGCAAAGTTGCATCAAAGAACAGCTCACTGCCGCTCTCTCTGGAAAAATGCGACCGCACAATCGTTGTATTGGGGTCCAGCCGCGTGAGTGCGGTCGGATCCTGACGAAAATTTCGCGACACATAGGCCACGCTGCCATGCGATAGCAGGATATCGGCCAGCATCGTTTCCTTAAACGCAAAGGCCGTTTGCGCCGGGTTGGGGGCCAACTTAAACAGCTTATAAAGCGGGTGCCCCTCCGCCCGCTCTTTGCCCTTTGCCCCCGTCCGGTAGTAGAGCAGCGGCGTCATCGCAAAGACACCCGTCATAATCCGCAACGCTTGGCGAACAGCGGGCAAGCCGATCATGGTCGTTTCGCTAACGCGGACTCCGCTACTGGCGAGGCCCCCACCCAGAGACGTGACTCCCCACTGTTCAGGGTGCTGCAAGTCACTTTGCGGCGCGCTGACCAAAACGGGCTCAGCCCGATCTTGAGGCGCACTTTCGGCAGGACCGGTCAGCGCGTTCCAAATGCGACTTCCAATGCCCACGGCCTACATCCCTGTATATTCATACTCGTCATCGGTCGTCTGGTGGACCAAAGCCCGCCCCAGCGCCATCGCCAATGCCACCATGCCGTCAATGCGGTTGGTGGACTTCCGCCGATCCGGCTTCACCATCTTGCAGTTTTCAGCGCCGTCACTTTGGATCTCCACACAGCCACCCATCCAGGTTGCCACCGGGTTATCTCCGTGGTTCAGCAGTAGCCCGGTGATGAGCCGTTCTAGCTCTTTGGTTGGCGCGGTCATCGACGCAAAGCCTTGCCCAAAGGGCACCACCGTGACGCCGTCTGTGCTCAACTGTGTCGTGATCTGGGTTGCGTTCCAGCGGTCAATCGCCAGTTCAACCAAGTCGACATGGTCACAAATCCCGGCCCCATTGGTGGCGGCACGAATGCGGTCTGCATGCTCTTCGTTTTCCGGTAGCCAGCCCGAGATGCTGGAGCGGATAACGTCATAGTCCACCACGTCGCCCTCGGTGCCGACGATCCACCCTTCGTCAATCCACTGGTCATAGGCAACATGGTCGTTTTTAGACCGTTCCTTAATCGTGGCGCTCGGCATCCAAAACCGCCACCACACATCCAGCCCGCCATCGTCCCGCCATGCCACCAGACAGAGCGCCGACAAGTCGGTGGTTGACGACAGGTCAAGACCACCAAAAACCTGCCGACCGGCAAAGCTGGCCAACATGACCGGCGTCACCGGGGTCGCTTGCCAGCGATCCATCGGCAGGCCGCCCGCAACCTGCTCGGTCCAGACGTTCAGGTGGTAGCGCTTGAAATCCGCGATCTTGTGCGCTTTGCCGTCGCACTTCACGACCTCAGACCGTAGATAGTCCTCTTTCACCGACACCCCAAAGCCGGGGTTTGCCTTCGCCCAGGTGGCAGGGTCGCGCCAATCGTCCTGCGGATCAGCCGCATAGATCACCGCCCAGAAGGTCGGATCTTCAATCGCCCCACTCAGAACCTTGCGGGCGTACTGGTGCATTTCCCAGCCATAGCCTTGCCCAGGCTTGCCCGCCGTGGTGATCAGCACCTCTAACGGTTGGCGCCGCGCCGCTGTGCCCTTATGCACCACGTCATGCAGCTCACCGTCAGGCCATTCGTGCAGTTCGTCCGCGACCGCAAAGCTTGGCGAAAATCCATGCTTTGACCCTGGCGTGTGGCTCAGAACCTTGAGCGATGCCATTAGGTCAGGCACGTAAATCGACGTTTTGTAAACCTCCGCCAAATCCGAAAGGGTCGGCGAAAGCGACACCATGACCGAGGCCTTGGTGAGTGTCAGGCCTGCCTGTTCTTTGTTAACGGCCATCGCATAGGCTTGCCCGCCAAACTCGCCATCAGCGACCAAGCCCAACAGCGACATACCCGCCGCCAGTTCGGTTTTGCCATTCTTACGCGGCAGCTCAATGTAGACCTGCCGTATCAGGCGGGTTCCATCAGCCCGCTTCAACCCATAGACCGGGCGGATAATGTCATCGGCTTGCCAGGCGCTTAGAACAAACGGGGTTCCGTACCACTGAGCTTCCGTATGCCGCAGGTGATCGGGAAAGAACTGAACTGCCGCTTCTGCAGTGTCCCGATCATACCAAGCCCCATAGGCCTCGGCCCCAGGGGGCAGCCGGGGGGTGAACGGATCCTCCATCAGTTCACAGCCGAGGAACCACGGTTCAGCAGTCCCAACGGGCTGGCCGGGGTCACCGGGGCTTGTCCCGCAGGCTTATCCTTGTCGTCATCAAACAGGCCCCCGACCGGCAGCGGTGGAACCACGGCCAGCCGCTGCATGATCTGCATCCGCGCCCCAGGCGTCAGGCCGAACCGATCTTCTAGCGGTTCCAACCGCTTTTCGATCCGCTCACGAACGACAAACTTCGGGTTCACCCGTAGCATGTTGCCGTGGGCGCTTTGTGTTTCGTAGGTTTCGCCTTCCTTACGCAATTCTTTCGTCAGCGCCCACCAGCGAGCCAGATGCTCGCAATAGCGTGAAAACGCAGAAAGGTCCGTCTCACGAAGAAACTTCAGCCGCGTCAGTTCCGGCGCCATCTGGGCCCAAACCTTTTTAGCCTCCGGCCCCAACTCACGCGGCGCAGCGGCAACCCGCCCGGTGGGTTTCCCTTCTGGCTCAGCGGGGATCGCCCGCCGCCCCGGATTTCCCTTGGCAGACTTCACGGCGGCGGGCTGTGGCTTGCGACCTCGCATCCTAGCTACCCCCTTCCCAAAAAAAAGTTTCCGAATTCCGCGAAAATAAAAATTATGGGGCCCACACGGTCACTAAGCGCCAGGGCCCTAGAGATTTACCCCGCCCCCCCCTTGCGCTTTCGGCCATAGCCTTGGTCGCGCGCAGTGCGCTTGGAATGGCAGGAATGGCACAGGGGCCGGAGGTTTTCGCGGGCGTTGTTTCTCGGGTTGCCGTCGATATGATCGACGTCAGTCGCTGCGGTCACCCTATCGTGAGCCAAACATTCGCGGCACAAAGGTTCATCATTGAGCACCTGCTTGCGCACCTTACGCCAAGCAGCCCCGTAGCCACGCCGACCAGCAGACCCCCGCCTCGCGTCTTCGACCGCCCGGTGCTCTGCTTCATGCTCGGCACAGAACCGACCATGCGACAGAGCCCCACAGCCTGGGTGGCTGCAAGGTGTCTTAGGGGACCAGGGCATAGGGATACTCCGAAAAGCCAGACCCCCGCACCGGGGACAGCCGGGCGGGGGTCTGTGAGGCAGGGAGGGACGCCAAACGACAACACCCGCCACCGGGTGACCGGGGCGGGTGTTTTGTTGCCTAATCTAGGCTTCATTACCATCGCCAAACTGCGCCCCGCCGTCAACCCCCTTTTTCATCCCAAGGCTCGCGGGGGTCTGTCAGAGGGTCCGCGCCCACTTGAACCGCTAGCAGGTCCAAGGCATCCCACCACACCCGCCAAGCCGCACGGGCATAGTCCCGCTCTTCTGCAAGCGGGCTCTCCCGCACTGGGCAGTACGCGGGCTTACGTTTGTCCAGATCGTGGTAAACGACCACATGCCGCCCGCCTGCCCCAAGCACTGCGACAAGCCGGGGCGCTTGCTCGCACAGAGCGGGCCGCGTCCCGGCCTTGGCGTGCTGATAGACCAGGGCCGCCACATCCCCCGGCAAGGCGGCAACGCGCTCGGCGATCCATTCGGCGACCTCATGACCACCCTCACCGGCCCCACTCGAACAATCCACCGCCACGCCTAGCGCGGCATGCAGTGCGATGCCACCCCAAGCCGACCGATAGCCCACCGGCCCAACCCGGCCAGCCATGGCCCGCCCTGCCGCCTCGACCTGAAACGCCCAGTGCAAGGCGGCCTCGATGCCGCCGATCCAAGGCTGATTGATGCTGTCCGCCCTTTCCAAAGCTTGTCCGCCCTTCATTTTTCCATACCCCATTGATTTATAATACATAATTACATCATGTCCGGGGTGTCCGGGGTGTCCGGGGGTATCTCCCGCACATGCCCGCACACGCTCGCGCGATATAACTACGCGCGCACGCGCGCGCGAGGACAAAGCCCGGACGCCCCGGACAACCCCGGACAGAGTTAGTAAAATCAATTACTTATACTGTCAGGGGTATTGCCTCAGGGGCCGGACGCGCGGACACGAATTGAAAGGTTAGCCCAAGCTTCCCAGGTCATCAGGTTCGGGCATATCACTACAACCGCCGTTGTCGTAGTCATCATCGCCGCCTTCGCCCCAGTCCACGTTATGCCGCACCAACTCAGCAAAGTGGCGGCGGCACGCCATCAGGGGCGGAATATGATAGCCTCGCACACGCTGATAAATTAATCCACCCCCAGCATCCCGCGCATGAACTTTCGTTCCCGAGGTGGGATCGACAATCACCTTCGGCACAGAGACTTTCTGCCCATTCTTAAAACCCGGAGGCATGAGTTTTCCTATCTCCATCCCAAACACCTCCTTTGATTGCCGCCGCTGCTTCCCAAGCTGCGTTGCATAGGCACAATAGCTCTGATACAGCGGGTCCGTAGCGACCTTCTCGGTCCACTCACCATCGCCCTTTAAAAGCTCCCCACTGTGCAGGATATCCAGCCACCAGCTTTGAATCTCGGTCATGCTGGCCACCTTCTGCTCATACAGCGCCGCAGTTTTAGGCAGGTCGTTAAGGTTGACTGTCGCTAGATTGAACCGCAACAAATAGGCGAGCAAGTGTGCCGCACCACCTTCTGCAATCTCGCGATACATCCGCTCAAAAAAGCGGTGATCTTGAAGGTTCCCGTCCCCCACATCAATGACCGCCCACCGCCTCTCCTCAAGCCCAGCAGGCACCACCCAGGCATTATTCGACGTCACCTGTAGGCGGATGTAGTTTGGCAGCTGGATTGCGTCGATCCCCTTCTTTTCGACCATATGCACACCACTGGTCAGCAGGCTTTTAAGCCTCCCCTCTGACACCTTATCGCCTGCCCAAAACCCTTCGTCGGCCTGCAAAAACAGACACTGGAACATGTGGCCATTGAACTGCCCAACAAGATGGTTTGGGTTATCAATCAGCACATAGTGCTCACCCAGCAGAGAGCCAATGATATCCCCCGCCGAACTCTTGCCGCTCCCTTGCTTGCCCCGCATGACCAATCCAACACCGGGCCGCTCCGCCGGACGCTGCAACAAATGTGCATACCATCCCCAAACATAGCGGGCTAAGGCTGGATCGCCGCCTGCGATGTTGCGATAGATATGCTCATACAACGTTGAGAAATGCCGCACATGGTCCCGCGCGTCCTCGTAAAATGGCGCAGGCTCGACGGTGTACCCCTTCCACAGGTTATACCACCCAGGGGCCAAATCCGGCTTTTCAACCGCCCCATCACGCCACCCCCAGGGCTCAAACACCACTCCGTCATAGGTCCGCCGGTCAGGATGCCGTAGCCATAGCTCGCCTATTCCGGCCTCCCGATCCTCACCAACGGGGTAGCGCTCATTATCAACCAATAGACGAAATTCAGCCGCCGGATAAAAGCTCAAACAGGGCCGCCCTTTGTTGTCTCGATACTCGCGCATTATGCGCACCCGATCCCCCAGGGCGACCAGCGCGAATTCACCGTTCAGCCGCTCTATCGCGTCGTCTATCTCCCGCGCCCAGGCCTCAACGCTGGCCCTTTCGCCTTTGCGCTGCTTGCGGGCCTCGGACAGGCTCGTTACCCCGCTCATGGGCGATCCTCCACCATAATCGCCGGGGTCCGCAGCTTGGGCGGCCTACAGGCCCGCGCCAGACGCTCCCCGGTCTCCAAATCCTCAGCAACCAGCGTGTGCAGACACCCCAGCGTCTCCCAGGCCGTCCGCCAGTCGATCACCAAAACCGCCCGCTCGCCCCGACCCTCGCGCCGCAACCACGACAACGGGCCCGCAGCGACCTTCAGCTGATGGGGAATCCCCAACACCTCATAGGCCCGCGCTTCGTCCACCAGATCCTGCCCCAGAACCCCGCAGGCCCCGGTATAGCTGCCGACCGCATCGCTCCTTGGATCCCAGGCAATCAGATCAATCAACGCCCCATCACGCCCCTCGGCCCACACCGGCACCACGATAAAGCCCGCGCCGTCGTCTCTTTCCTCCCACAGAGAGAGAGGGGCCGCGCTGGCCCAGCCCTCACCCAGCGGAACCCGCCCCTTGATCATCTTGCCCTGGGCAACCCCGATCCCGCCCAGCACCCGGTCGAGCGCCTCGCAATCCACCGCGCGCGATTCCAGCCACACACGCACCTTATCGGCGCGGCCTCGCTCGCCCGCCCGTTCCCACATCTCCCAAACCCTGCCGCCCCCAGGGGCAGGCGCAAAGCGCGTCTTAGCCGCCCCCCTCAGCACCGAAACATTGCCCCAAAGCCCCGCACTAAACCGCCGCCGAAAGGCCGCCAGATAGGCCCGCCGCGTCGCGTGGTCTTTGATCGTGCCACAGCGGGCCAACAAGCGGGCTTCCCAGGCCGCCACCCGCTCTGGCGTCGTCGCATCGGCACCTTCGGCCTCGATCTGCCACACCAAATCCGCCAGACTGCGCGCTTCATCCAACACTTTAACAACGGCCTCAATCTGGCCGTCAAAGATCAAATCAGCCGGGTCTTTTCCATTCGGAAACTCGGCAAAAAACAATGCCTTATCGGGTGAAACCTCACCCATTAGACGATCAACCGCCCGCCGCGCTGCCGCCAACCCGGCCCGGTCGCCATCCATGCCCAAAACAAGGCGCGGCACCATCCCCCACAACAGCGCCGCCTGCTCTGGGGTAAAGGCCGTTCCCAACGGTGCCACCACCTCCGCAATGCCCGCCTGATGGGCCGCCAGAACATCCATATAGCCCTCGACCACCACCACCCGGCCCTGCTCTCCCATCGCCTGCCGCGCCTGCGCCAAGCCATAGAGCGTTGCCCCTTTGTCAAAGATCGCCGTCGCTGGGCTATTCAGATATTTAGGCCCCTTGTCGCCCCCGCCGATCACCCGCCCACCAAAGGCGACCACCCGCCCCCGCCGGTCCGTGATCGGGAAAATGACCCGCTCGCGCATCATGTCGCCCAGGCCCCGATCATTGCGATAGAGCAAGCCAGCATCTAACAGCAGTTGATCCGGCACCCCCTGCCGCCGCATATGGGACAACAGAGCATTTCCCCCTGGCGCCCACCCCAGCCGGTACTGCCGTATCGTCTCCTCGGCCAGACCGCGGCCTAGAAAATAGGCCTTAGGCTCTGCCCCCACATCGGCCTTGCAAAGCTGCCCCTCGTACCACGCTGCGGCCATTTCGCAGACCTCGTGCAGGCTCGCCACCCGCTTGGCCTTGGCCCGCGCTTCGGGGCTCTCGCTGGGCACTTCAAGACCCAACTCCCCAGCGAGTAATTCAACTGCTTCGGGAAATGATAAGTGCCGTGACTGCATGACAAATTCAATCACGTCGCCATGGGCCCCGCACCCAAAGCAGTGGTAAAACCCTTTGTCATCGCTGACGGTAAAGGACGGCGTTTTCTCGGTATGGAACGGACAGCACCCCTTATGCTCGCTGCCCTCTTTGGTCAGCTTAACAACCCGCCCCACGATCCCCGACAAAGACGCAAGATCACGCACCCGGTCTAAAAAGGCATCAGGATAGGCCATTGCTCACCCCCTCAATCCACGCCCAGGGCACCAACACCGCGCGCCGGTTACGGTCGGGGAACAACACCGGCCCATGGCTGCGCCGCGCCCCGTCCAGGGTCAACAGCGCCTCGGACCAATCCGGGGCCCAGTCGGTCAGCGAAAACAGGTACTGCAATTGCGGATGGGAACAGGCCACCGCCACAAAGTCACGCCAGTTGGTCGGGTCCACAAAGACCCCCACCGCCCCCAATTGCTCGCGCACACGGGCCACCTTGCGGGCCTGAACCATCAGCGCACCGACCGTCTCCGGGCGGCGCGGGGTCACTTGACAGGCGCACAGATGGCGCAGACACGCCACCCCATCCAGCTCAACGGGCAAGGCCTCTGCGCCGTGTTGGGCCTCCAACGGCCCCCCGACCACCTCGACCGCCGCCAAACGGGCCAAGGGCGTCGCACGATAGACCTGCGCCGCCACCGGTTCGCCAAAGATCGACGCCATCATTTTGAGATAGCCGGTATAGGCGTTCACCTCGCCCTTGGTCAGCCCGTCGCCCTTCCCCAGCTCGCGCACCACCACCCGCGCACCCTGTACCGGCTGCGCGGCCCTGGCCTGCGGAGCGGCCCGCTCTTGGGCCCGATCATTGCCCACCCCATCCATGTGATAGCGCCCGCTGCGCCGTAGCGAGGGCAAGACCTCGCCTGTCACCCAGCGGCGAAAGGCCCTCGCCTGCGGCTTGCGGCTGGTCATGATCAAGGCATAGAGGCCAGACTCTGAAATGATGGTCATTTCTTGGGGGCCGCCAGGGGTGTAAACAATGCTTACACCCTTTTCGTCATCATCCAAACCCTGCGCAGCCATGCGAGAATTGCTGTGCTCCAACACCCGGCACACATCGGCCAGCACGAACCAGGGTTCACCCTCGACCATCACCACCCGCACCGGCGTGCCGTCGAAATCAAACGGCACCACCGCCTGCGCATCGTCAAAAGAGAAATTATTCATCGCCCAGGCCTCCCATGCCCATCATCGCCCGGCAGGCTGCCAGCCCCGGAAACCGATAGACCCAAACCCGCCGCCGACCATCAGCCCAACGACCCCGACGAGACGCCCTTTGCCGCTCTAACCCCGGCACCATCTCGCGCAGCACCCGGCCAACCAGCGGCGCAGCATGCACCACGTCCTGGTATCGCTCATGCCCGTAAGCATTGAAAAAGGCCTGTGCCATCGCTGCCGTGGGCACTTCCGACGCCCATTCGCCGAGGCCCGGTATCTGCTCACCGGCCTTTAGGCGCTCGCGCCACCACACAACTTCTAGGGCTTCGCCGCCCTCAGCCCCAGGGACCGCCCCAGCAGGCGGCAAAGGCAAAGACTGCCATAGCTGCCGCGCCGCAGCCTTCCCCCACAGCGAGCGGCATTCGCGCACCATCGACACCATCGCCGTCATTTCGCTCCGGTCCCAGCAGGCCGCATTCCAGCCCGAACTAGGGGCGGGGTCATCGCTCGCCCCCGGCATCGCATAGCGCCCGGTTTTGCGAAGGGAGGGGATCACCTCGGACGTAACCCACTTGCGGAAGCGCTTCGCCTCCGGCTTGCGGCTGCGGAAGATCAGGGCGTACAGGCCCGACTCTGAAACCACGGTGACAGAGCGCCCCTGTTCAACGCCGTTAGAGCTGGTGTCGGTAATACCGACATCAGCTTTCTCGTCATCATCCAACCGCGAAGCGGCATCGCGACTGTTGGCAATCCCCAACACCCGGCACACATCGACCAGCACGAACCACGGGTCATTCTCGACCCACAGCGCCCGCACCAGGGCATCGTCAAACGCAAAGGGGATCACAGACGTATTCTGTTCGTTCATCGTCATAGCCTAGGCCTCCCAGCCAGTGGACACGCGCGCGCTACCCCGCTGAGGCTGGCCCAAATAGCCAGCCCCCAGGGCGCACAGCGACGGAATAGAGGGGGTGAAATAGTCCAGGATCGCCGCACTTGCAGACTCGACCCGGTCCAGGCTCTGGCCGCTGGCGTCGCAACAGTCGCGCACCTCGGCCCAGATCATCAGCACCAGGGCGACCACATCGGCATGCCCTTTGACTGGCCCCATAC